CATGTTAAACAAGAAAGGCGGGGAGGACGGCGCATTGCAAAGCGTGACCTACATTATAGAGAGGAGACGGTCTTGATGGGGAAGAACTATCAAATGGACCTTAGTGCATTTAAAGTTCACAAGTATCGTATGAAAAGGCTGAATGATTACTTTAATCGTATGTCGAAAGATGACGATCATGTACTCGTTGACGATAATGTGAAAGATATGCTTCAAGCACAAGGATATTCATGTGAGGAATCACCTCGTTCCATTTATTCCGTGGATAAACTATTTGAGGCATTATCCGGCTATGCGCCACGCAAAGTTCCAAATCCTAAACCAGGTGCTGAATACAAGCATGGAATAGCTCTAGCGTATAGCTGTTTTGCTCGTAAATCTGACGAACAGTACTTACCAGTACTTCCTTTGAATCCAGAAACCATAGTTAAGATCACATCTAATCCTAGTGGTTCAGCTGGTCTTACGAATTATGGATGTTCAAAGGCTGAGTCACAAACTCGGGCACTAGAGCGTGGTTTGCAGACACTTCATAAAGTGAAACAGCCAGAGCCATGTTTAGCATTCAAGAGGACACAGTTTAATGGTAAAACCAGGTTGGTCTGGGGATATCCATATTCAATGACTGTTATTGAAGGCTTAGTGGCATATCCGCTTTTGAAGTTGTTCAAGAGACGCAGTACACCTATGGCATTTGCTATGGCTACTGGGGCCCTGGGTACTAAGCTTCGTGTTGCTAGTTATCACAAAGAGTGGGCATATTCTTTGGATATGTCACAATTTGATGCTACAATATCATCAGAGCTTATTCATATTGCGTTTAAAATCCTGAGAACTTGGTTCGATGGTCAGGATGTGGAGCCTGTAAGTGGTAAGACTGTAAGTGAGATTTTTGATCTCATTGAGTATTACTTCATCCACACAACTATCGTGATGCCAGATGGAAACATCTACATCGGTAAAGATCACGGGGTTCCAAGTGGATCCTACTTTACACAGATGATTGATTCAATCGTCAATGTTATCATTGGCGGAGCTATATCATCAAGATTTAACCTACACGTTTCTAAACGTGAAGTGTTCGTTCTTGGTGATGACTTACTCATGTGGTCGAACCGTAAGGTAGATCTAGATAAGATTGCAGCTTACGCTTCAGATGTCTTTGGTGTTAAGATGCATGGTGCTGAGAAGTCAAAGATTTTCCATTATGATGAAGCAATTCATTATCTGGGACGCGATTGGGAAAATGGCTTGCCAACCTTGAGTGAAGAAGAAGTTCTTAAAAGAATGATCTATCCTGAGACCTATCGTAAGTACGATAAGGACCCACAAAAGAGGGAAAGACAGGTTAAAATGATGCTTTTAGCGTATGCTTCAACCTATCGCTCAGCTTGGAGGATTGCATACAAGCTACTGGACCCAAGTGATCGTAACATCCATCGTGGGTGTGCCAATACAGACGTTAACACGTACTACGATCATGGTCACCAACAGGGTGAGGTAGATCCAAATTTTCTATCAGGCTTGACTAGATATAGGAGGAAATACATCATCGGTGAGACGAAAGGTGATATTCCGAACACTGCCATGCAATATTGGCTGTAGGCAGAAATTCTCTCAGCGTGGGAGAGGTATGGG